GTAACCACTGCCAGTTCATCACGAACTCATTTGCCCAGATGGTACAGGGGTGATTGCGAAAAGCACCCTTCTCAGTAGCATAGGGAGTACCGTCTGCTTTGGGAAGGGTGCCAAAACCATGACCCCATTTGTCAGAGCATACAATAGCAAGCATCTGACAGGTCTCTAAGGGCATCTTGACAATATGCTTGTCAGGAAGAACCACAGCAGACTTGTATGGGGACTGGTCCGTAACGAAGATGTTCATGGTATGTAATTTGAGTTTATTAAAACTCTAGAGTTATGTCTAGATGGTGAGTATCCAGTATGAAGGTAACTCCCATCAAATAATAGCAAACGATTGGATTTTGGTTCTATAGTTTCTTTAATTGTTAAGGAATCTTGACCTTGCTTTTCATTAAAAAGAACCGTAGGTCCATCACTATCATTGATGTAATAAACTGCAGAATAATGAGGTATATCATTATAATCCACATGAGGTCCGTGCATCCTATTATCTGGATTGTAAACGGTCATGTCCAATCGTATACGTCTAATTTCAGATGCCTTTAAATAATCTTTTACCTGAAAAGCAAATGGCATAAAAAGATTACCAACTTGACTTCTTATTTCGGAATTAAAATATATTACATGACTGAACCCAAAACTATTGTTGATTGGATTTTCATTGATATATGCACCATCAATCTCACTACTTTCGTATGTTACGTTATCCTGAAAGTACCACGAAAATCCAGGATCAGTTACTGATGCCCTCAAACTCTCATAATAAGATTGAGTAAGAAAGTCATCAATAACTTCTACAAAATCAGTCCTCATAAAAAGAGTCTGGTTCAAGGGCAATCCAATAAGTTAGATTCTTATCAGAATTTACAAACTTAGATAGAAGTTTCTTAGAGATAGAAACAGTGTAACTACCAGGAAGAATTTTAATATTTTCTACCTTGAAATTGAAACCAAAAATATTATCAGTCTCACCGACAATGATTGAAAAATCATTAGAAGTATCATTCTTACGATCAGATACTACTAGTTTGACTACACCTGCCTCACCGACGACAGATAGATCAGGAAGTTGATAAACAGCAGATGCTTTAAGGAGTTTGTCTAGTTGCTGAGTATTGAGATTGAAGGAAATCTCTTCAGATGTCAGAACAATATCTTTCTCAGGAGGACTGATAATCACATTGGGATCAGCAAAGAAGTACTTAGAACGCATCTTACCTTCACGGATAACCATGTAAGAATCATTCTCAATGTCAAGTTCAGGACTCTGGTGAAGACTCAGACCATTAAGAAACTGGTTAAGATCATAAATTCCAAAGTCTTTGGGAAAGTCTTCATTTACTTCAACCTCAGCAAGAATGTTCTTCATCACACTGATAGTACGGAGTTTCTTACCTTCCTTGAAAAGAAGAGACTGGTTAATGTTAGAAAAGTTTTTGAGAATAGTAACAGTTGAATCAGAAAGTTTCATAATCACCTTTAGGTTGCTTGTGTAGGCCAGAGAAATGGTAGAGAAGGACGCAATAATGAATTGCTTTTAGAATGTCTTGCTTAGACTTTCCACCCTTCTTACCAAAACGGGAAAGATATTTGATTGCATTAGAACGACAGAAAGGTTCTGCATCACCAATACTTTCAATCAGATCAAGAGTTTGTGTTTTAGAATCTTGAGATGTATAATGAGATTTGTAAGTTGAAGAGAGGTATTCACGTACCTCTTTCATAGTAAGATCTTCTTCATACTTCCAGAAACCATTCTTGGAAGTAGCATCAAGATTTAGATCAATTGAACCAAGTGCTTCCATATCACTGTGTCCCCAAGGAGGCATATTATCCTCCGTATTAAATGAAATTGTATCGTCACTCATAGATGAAATTGGTATATTGTTATTAAGGGCATTTCCAAAGTCGAGATAATCTTCTTCGAGAATTGGTCGGTCGTCTGCTAACGGACGACCATCATGATTAAAGTAATCCATTTGTTCTTCACTAGATCCATACATTTCGTCGTAAAGCATACTCCAAGAATTAGTCATAATAAACCTCTGTTATTATATCAGAAGTTAATGGTGTTGTCAATTGTATCGATACTATCATCAGATGTCATTTGAAAGTCAGCATCGATTTTGTCATAAAGTTCAATAAAAGATTGCTTGGTCTCATCATCAAAACGATTTACACAAACTTGAATTGCCTTTTCCTTGTTACCAAAGATGCTATAAGCACGGATGATGTGAACTAGACGACGAGTAGAAATAACTTCATCAACACCACCATCATAAAAAGTCTTACGGATGATGTCTGCCCAGTCAACTAGACGGGTGCAGAAGTTCTTATCAAGAGATCCCAGAGTCTCTGCAACATTGACTACAATCTTCATTTCGTTTGCAGCAGTTGGATATGCCTGCTCAAATGTGACGGGGAAACGTTCTAGGAATGCTTCATTGAGGACATTTGTGCCGATGAAACGTCCATCGTCAGAACCCTTACCCTTAGTGTTGGCAGTAGCAATGACGTTGAATCCCTCAGCAGGTTTGACGAACTTACCAATCTTCTTCAGGAAAACACCCTTACCTTCAAGAACAGATTGAAGACAGAGAATCTTATTAGATGCAAGGTCAATCTCATCAAGGAGAAGTACTGCTCCACGTTCTAGTGCCTCAATAACTGGACCATTATGCCAAACAGTTCCTCCATTAACAAGACGGAACCCTCCAATGAGATCATCTTCATCGGTTTCAATCGTGACGTTTACACGAATGAGTTCTCGTCCGAGTTGGGCACATGCTTGCTCAACAGAGAACGTTTTACCGTTTCCAGAAAGTCCTGTGATGAACGTTGGATAAAACAAACGGGACTTAATAATTTTTTTAACATCACTGAAATTGCCAAACTGGACGAAGGTATCATCTTTTTCAGGAATAAGGTTTTGTTCTACAGCAGGCATCGCAGGAGGTGCCTGATAAGTGCGTTCAATTTCTTCCACCTTTTGTTGAGTTGCTTCAAGATTCCACTTTCCACGACCAATCTTATGATCGGATAGTTTATTGGTAACAGTCTGATAGTTAGCATCATTCATTGCACACCAAGCACGAATATCAGACGCAGTGACATTATTGCCATAGAGTGCCTGAAGTGAGGTGACAACGTACTCAGGAGACATGGACATGTGTTTCGTTTGAACTGAAGTTATTATAGATCAGGATCCAAGTCAGCATGTACCCGAAGGGACGGTTCTGGAAGTGGCACACCATTGTGTTTTTTCATACAAGCATTCCTTGCCCAGGCTCTAGAGAGACTAGTCAACTCAGAGCAAGAACTATCATCCTTCCCACAGTAAGGACAGATTTTGTAATCATTAATCATCATCGTATCCCTTCAACCAACAACTAGTATCGTTAAAATATGCTAAGTGTCCGTCTGTATATTTTCCTTCCATAAATTGATAAACAACATCAAGCATCCCAGCACCATTATTCCCAGTATCATGAACTCCTGCCATACCTCCAGATTTAAGTTTGGGATACCATGTCTCAATCTCCTCATTTAGTTGTGCCTGAGATAGGTGTGCATCAAACCATATAAAGTCAAAATATTCATCTTCAAATTTATCTGCAGTTTCAATAGTGTCTCCATATACAATTCTAAGTTTATTTCTTAAATCTTCAGGAAGATTCATAAACATTCGTTGTGCAGAAAGTTTAATGAACTTTGTATCATATTCGGTTAAACTCACATATGGAGGAACTTCATCCACATAAGGTAAATAACTATCGATAGTATAAAGTTCTTCAATACTTGGAGAATTCTCTAATAATGTACATGCACTTGCACCCCAACTTGTTCCAAGTTCAACTCCACGTTTAAAACCCATAAGATTAATTACTTGAATTACACTTTGACAAGGAGCAAACTTTTTGTCAACCCAATTAACATCGGTTCTACCCCATTCCACAATGCTACTCAACATTGTATTATCAATGGTCAATTTTTTATGATCAAACTTTTCCATAACTTAAACAATAAACTCCACAAACTCATTCAGGATTTTCTTATTCATTTTTTTAGACTTCAGGCTTTTGATAAAAGCACTTTTGATC